TAACTACGCTTCACAATCTGGAAAAGATTTCGCTTCATATCAGTCAACTTGACTATTTTGTTGAACTTGTCAGAAATAGCCTCAACTAATTTATCGTTCTCTTCGTTAATGTCAATCTTCATCGGGACACTATCGCCATACGAAAAAATAACTTCGTTGACAATCTCATCAAGCGCGTCAACAATGTCGGGCGCCATCGATAACTGTCGGTACTTCATAATTTTATTCTTCTGCTTCTGTATCACATCCAACATGTCTGGGCTGCCGAACATGTTAGACGATTTCTCTGTGTCATCGAAGAACGACCCAGAATTAGGGTACAAGTCATTATTGGTCAAGTCGACCATGACGTTAGGTTGCTCGACCTCTGACGACGGAGTAACTTCTGACGGCGCTTGTAAATATGACTTGATGACTTCTGTAATTAACATATAATCCCTTCTGTAATTCGTGATATGTAGTTTCTATTTCTTTATTTATAAATAAGTGAATGATAGTAAACGACACCGAACCTACAAGGACTTCTGATGAATTTTAATTTCAGCGAAAACCCAGAGTACGATTTGAACACTTCTCTGACGGAGGAGATGATTAACCTTTACGGTATTCTGACTAAGTTCTTAGTGACGGAAAAAATTAACAAGGATGACGCGGTGTTCGGCGATTACTCTCACATGAAATCGAACAATCAGAGTATCTACGAAATGTACATGATACCTGAGAACACTGAAGAGTGGGACACGTCGTCGTACGACTACAACGAGTTCGGGTTGACGAATTTCGACAACGTTAACTTGTTCGTCGCGAAATCATCTTTCGAGCAAGTCCCTGAGATAGTGAATGACACGGAATCTATTATGGGTCAACTGATAGTTTTCCCAAACAACAAAATCATGGAAATCACAGATTTTGACTGGATGGTTCCTGGCGTCAATAATTTGTTCTCGCACAACGACGTTAAATCTGTTTACAAGTTGACTTGCAAACCATACGATTTCAAACTTATTAACGAACTTGATAACGTCGACATTGACTTTGAGAACGACCCAGACGTCCCTTATGACACCTTAGACACGTATTTCAGCGAGTTAATCGGTCAAGCTACTGCTCAGGACGTAGCGGCTGAAGTAACTCCTTCTGTGACTACCGTAGTCAAAACTGGCGGAGTAGACACGAAAGTGGACAAAGCGATAGTTGACAAGACCGAAGACGATGTTTGGGGCTCTTATTAACTGAGTTCTTTCTCAGTTAAAATAATGAAGCGGAAACCGTTCTGGAGTGCGAACTCTTTAGCGGCGTTCCACTTAGCTAAGTTAACACTGTAAGTATTGCAAGCTCTCTTGTAATTCTTGATTGTGTTAGTGGTCATTTTCTTAGGACGTCTCGGAGGTTTAGTCTCACTCGAAGATTTGACCTCTACGATGAACTTGTCACCGGTGTTGAATTCAAGGAACATGTCAATGAAATAACGGTGTATTTTGCCGTCGGTGGGCTTCAAGTATTTAACGTGGAACGGTTCAATACTGAATTTTATTACGGAATCATTATTATCTGCATAAATGAAAGCCTTTAATTCTATACCACTTCGGTATTTTATACGTGTGCCATTATTGTCTTTGTTGTAACTTTTCATGTGTTCATCTAATGGTTTAATAAACTTGTCAGGATTCTTTACTAAATACCACCCTTTCTTGTTGTTATACATAAACCTATTTATTTTATAAATATATGGATAACTCGACAAAAGGATAAGCTCATGGCCCGTATCAGTTCTAAACTAGCGTTAACCAATCACATAAAGTCACAACTGGGGGAACCGACAATAAAAGTTGAAGTGACGAATGTGCAAATTTCAGAAATCATAGATTTAACTGTCCAGAAGTTCACGGAGTACGCCTATGGTACGTTGGAAGATGTTGTCATGGTAGAAATTAACGGGATGGGTAAATACCCGATGCCGGATGCTATGACAAATATCATAAAACTGTCGAAAGGAGCAGCGCTAGGAAGTAGTTTCAACGCTAACTTCGGGTCTAACTACGTCCCTGATTTGTGGTCTGAGCAATTCTTCGATTCTAACGGGTTAACCGGTGGGGTAGTCCCAGCTATTTTAGGTATCAGTTCTAAGAGAGCGGCGTTAGAGAAGTTTTTCGGTGATGACATTTACTACAACTTCAACCATTTGTCTAAAGAGTTGAACGTGCTTGAAAATTACACTGGGCGAGCTATCATCCACTACCAGTACGAGTACTTAGCTAATGACGCAAACGATTTAGTGTTCAACCACGAGTGGGTAAAAGCTTACGCTAAGGCGAAAACTAAAGAGTTATGGGGAACCGTCACCGGCAAGTTCGACCAAGCTTTAGTTGGAGGCGCTAGAATCAACTACGACCGACTGTTGCAAGAAGCGCAGATGGAAATAGAAAAACTAGACGAACAATTATTGACGAAGTGGAGTGACCCGGCACCGGTGTCTGTTATGTAAGACGCTAGATAAAATACTCAGGGAACTCACCTTTTAGTTTTTGCATTTCCAGTCTAACGTTCGTCATTTCAGTGTAGATGTTGTCACACTTCGGATGAACGACGTATTCAGGAGCTGACATTTCGCACTGCAGTTCTTTCATCATTTTGAGACCTGAAAATGGATTCTCTGGTTTAGGAATAGGGATTCCATAGGTTTTGTTGAAATCGTGACGAATAGATTGCTCTTTGTTAACGATAGCTTTTGTAAGTTCTTCGGCCAGTTTGTAGAGCTCTACTTGAGTTTCTTTCAGCATCAACAAATCGACGTCCGTCGACACCACTCCTTCACGAGCGTTCCGGTACTCGGTCGTGTACTCATTAATAAGTTTCTTCATGAACTTTGACATGCTATCAACTTTGTAATCAATGTTCTCGTCGAACTGCTCTTTAATTTTAGGGAAATCAAAGACCCATAACATTCCATCCCCACTGAAAGTAGACCCGAAATTACCAGTTCCAGTGTTCAAAGGTGGGAAAATATCGACAACTTCGTCAAAGCACACTTCGTAATTTGGCTTACCAATGACCTCAACAGTTCCTCCCCACAGTCCTTTGTAACCAGGGTAAGTCGTAGGTTTTGAGCGTTCTCTGTGCCAATTTTGCTCGTACCCGATAGGAGCGTTATGCGAGTTACTAACATCTCCAAATTGGAACGGGTAACTGGTGAATGTGATTTTCACACCCACCACCGATTTTAAAATCAGTTCGACCCCTTGGATGTACTCAGAGATTGAATTTACGTTGTTCCGCAGTTCTAACTCTGCGGCTTGTACTTTCTTTGTTCGTGATTTTGTAAAATAGTTTCTCATCTTTCCCTCTCATCTTTCATTGTTTCAGTCTTCTTACGTCAATGTCACCGTTGACGAGTTATCAATTAATAGTGTCTCGTTCGCATTCAACACTTCCACGAATTTACCCTCGACCAGGTAGTCGTCTGGGTTTTCAATTACTTCGCCAGGTTTGTACTTTAGCCCCTGAATTTCAAATGGTCTTTGTACTACATATTTCTTAAGCATTGCTATCTCCTAAACCTTTAATAATGTCCGCTGTTGAAAGTGCTTCACCGGCGATGATAGTGTTGTTAACAGTAGTAGGGCCAGCAGCTCCTTTGATTTTCTCGAGGTTCAACAGGACTGTTGAAATTTCTTTGTAAGCTGTGATGTATAACTTCATATTATCCGCTACCGCTTTGTTCAATTCAGCAAATGACATGATGAGACTAGCTCGCTTCTCGTCATCCGACCCTATCAAGTCCAGAGTGACGCAGTTAAGAACTTTGCGAGCGTTCTCAGTGTTCTCTTTCAACGTCTCTCTCACAAAAGTGAAATCACTGACCATGTTTTTAAGGTTAATGATTTCAGCAGTGGTAATCTCCTCGACTATCCCTGCTTCGACGCACTCTGCAATCTCAGTAGTTTGAGATTCCACGGTCACTATTATGTCTTCACCGCCCATCACTAACTCGTCAGCGACGTCTAAGTTCTCTGAGAACTTGGCGGTGATTTTATCCATCTTAGAGCTCAGCGACTGAGCTTTCCCGACAGTTTTTTCTATACCAGTGACCGTGGAACCCATTATTTTTTAGACCCGATGATTGACTCGTAACGAAGTAACATGAAATCACCGTCCGCGAATTCAATGTCAATTCCGTCTGTCATAGGCCAAAGAAGAAAATCACCTACTGATAAATCTTCGACACTCTCGCCATGAGCGACTACGACGCCAGAACTCGGACGTTCCAACACTGAAGTTTTAGTGTTCATCATGATGATGCCACCTTCAGACTTCTTCTCTGCTGGTTCGATTTCGGGTTTTACCAAAATGTACTCGTTTTTTGGCTGGAACTCCGTGCTATTGATGTTAACGCTTTGCTTCGACATCTTTACTCCTATATAAAATACTCAGGGTACTTTGATTTATATTCTCTTAACTCTTTGTCGTTTTCCTTTAGTAGGTGAGCGACTTGTTCTAAGTCGAGACCGGTCGACTCGTACTCAATCAACCGGTCTCTCATAGATTGTACTATTGCGATGCGTGTTTTAATATCATCCATTGCACACATTGTACCTTATTAATACTTAACGTTCTCGCGAATTTCTTCGAACGTGTATTCCTTAAGGATTTTACCGTTTCGGAACACAGGAATTAACAAGTCACTACTTTCAGGCGCTGAGCCCAACGGGACCGTCTTAAAAATACCCTCGTGTTGAACGAGTGACAGTTGACCTTTCTTAGATGCTTTACCACCGTGCATAGGATTTTTGTAAACGTCTTTCCACTCGTTGTTAACTTTTTGCGCCGAACATTTGAAGGCGAAGCGTTGAGTGTCACGGTTGCACTTCTGAAGTAAACCACCACCCATGCCAAACACTATGTTCTCAGCAGACCACCCGTACTCGTTAAGCGCTTCTAAAATCTTGTTCACGTCACGGTTGACGATTCCGTCACCCCAAAGCACTCGGATTTGTGAAGGTAGAACTTTGTACCCCTTAGAATTCAAAGTAGTTCCGAAGTTCTCGGCTAGAATTTCTAAACACGCTAGCGAAACGCTCACTGGGTTGCCAGAATCAGGTCGGACGACGAAAACCCCGGCTCGGTTCAATATACGCTCTTTAAAAGTAGTTCCGTATTCACGACAAGCGTTGTAAATGTCGTAAGAGTCAGAGACTACTGATAAAACACCGCTCGGGAACATAGTCAAAAGTCTGTCGACAATTTTGAACTCGCCCTCAGGACCTTCAGCCGTCATCACCGAGTGCTCGGTAGCGACTACTGAAAACATAGGCATGTTTTTCTGACTGTAATAATCTCGCAATAGCGAAAACGCAGCGGGCGTGTCAGAGCCCTTGAAGTTAATCAAGTGAGCGCTAGAACCCAAAGCAGCTGCTTCTTGCGAAGTGCAACCGCGGTAACCGAAATCGTGTAACATGAACGGCAACCCGTCTAAAGAATCTGCCGAGTCTTTTAAATACTGCTTGATAATTACATTAGCTTCGTAAGAAGCAGAAGCTACCGTGCAAGTGTACCAAATCTGGCTCAAGATAGTTTCCAAGTAATTGGTCAACCAAGCGCAATTGTCATCAGTGTTAACTACCGTCATAAGAGCGTTAGAGTTATCGACCACTGTTCCTTCAGCTACAGCGCGAATCTCAATCGGCAAATACCCGTCGTGTTCTTCTAAAATGTATTCCCACCCTGCTCGGTTGAAAACACCGTCGAAACCGAAGTGACCCTTAGCGAAATCTGCCGCTTCGTCGATAAATTCACGAGTCACTACTTGACCAGCTAAGTATTTCTTCAAGTAATACTGAAGACCGAAAAACACAGTCTGGTTATATTCTGCGTTGTCTCTAGCTTCGAAATAAGACGACACCTTCTGAATACCCTCTGGGTACATCGGCCACTGAGTGAACTTGTACGAGTCAGACGCTAAAATGATGTTGGAGTTGTTTGAATTTTTCATGATTTGTCTCCTAATTTGTTAATAAGTGCGTCCACTAAAGGTACGTGTGCTTCCATGATTTGTGCGTTGGGCGACATTAGTTCTTTAAGTTCAACCCAAACCAACATCCCGCCTTCCATGTCGTCGGTAGGTGTCGGAACACCTGAATCGAACTCACCAGTGTAAAACGCAGTGACGATTTTAGTGTTCTCAGAACGGTAACGCCAATCATCGATGACGCAAGAAGTCACGTACTCAAGGGAGCTAACTGTGCACCCTCCTGACTCTTCAGCGAACTCTCGCACGGCGTCTTCTTCGTAACTAGAAGTTCCTGACGTGAAACCACCCATGAACCTAAGTTTCGGCTCGTCTCACTCTTCCATAATCAGTACTTCGCCATCCACGATTTTGAAATGCTTCAAGTGAACGTTGCGATTAAACGATTTAAAATCTGGTGACACGCTAAATTTCAGGTAATTCTGCCCGCCGTCGATGTGAACTGAATCGTCATTAGAAGCTCGGTAATCGTGTCGGTGTCTTGAGTAAATGATTTGCCCGTCTTCAGCTTGAATGCAATTGTAATAATCTGCGATATGTGGTAAAGCATCAGTTAGGTAAGTCTGGTCCCCTCTGAATAACACCCCCAAATAATTTGAACCTTCAGGGTGCTTTTCTTCACAATAGAAAACTGTCAACGTTTGACACAATCGATTGCCGGCATCGTCAATAGGCGAAGTCTCGAATACGTACTTACAGTTGTACTTCTCCTCAATCAATTTAATGCTTTTTGGTTTAATAATTGTTGGGGTAACATCAACATTCATCTCGGTTCTCCTTTTTTATGACGAACAACTTGTCACCGTCCTGTAATTCTGAGAATTGCGGTTCTATCCAGATAACTGGTCCGTCACGACGGTCTCTCGTGCTATTTAACTCGACTACTCCTACCGGTTCACTTTCGAATAGTGATAGAACGTCATCCGTTAAATTCTCTTTCATCGCGCTCGTCAATGGTTGCTCGTCAATAATTTCAGCCAACTTCGCTCTAAGTGTTTTCATTTAATACGTCTCCTAACACGTCAATCATGGTTTCTAACTTGGTTTTCGAAACTAGTATTTTATCCCGAAGTCCTTCCGCCCAATTTTTATCGTGTTTGTTTAGAGTAATACATTCTTTCATCCAGTCAGCTACCAGCGCATTATACACTTTGAATTCTAACTCGATGTTACTTAATAATTTCTTGTAGTTACTATCAGTCATATCATTTCCTTTATTTTCCATTACCGCTCCAACCAACTTGGGTTCCAAACTTTACAACTTTTATTGCTCATATTGCTGTTCGCTAATTCTAGCTAGTTTCAGCAGGTGTTTGACGTTGTAACCCATTTCTTTCAGGGCTAGGCCAACGTCACTCTCGAACATGTGACCTAAACGTTTACGCACATTAAATGGTACATAATTCAAAACAGTTGCTGCGTCCTCTTTACTTAATATTAAACTCATGCTATCTCCTATTGGTGGAACTTTAATCGGTAAATTTTATCATAAAAATTAAAATCTGCGCCGAACATCAGGTTGACGGTCTTAGCACTCTTCTTAATTTTAATCGATTTAAGTTGACAGCCTGTTTCGAAAACGTCGCCGTCGAACATAACCCGTGGTTGACGGAAGGCTCCGTCTAAGAATTCAATTTTAAAAGTTGACGTGTCCGATTCAATGAATGAATCCAAAATAGAGCGTCTTTCCCCGATAGTGCAAGATAACGGGGTCAACTGTATAATTGGAGAACCAGGACGGATAATCTTACCACGAGCCGCTCGGTTGTAACCGGTAGAACCTTGAGGCGTAGAACAAACAAACCCGTCACCAATGATAGTTTCGTCAACGTGAATGTCGTCAATAGTCAGTTCCATCTTAAGCGATTGACCGTTATCAGGCGTGAAATAAATATCGTTAAACCCGTGGATGTTGTGGGTCGTCCCGTCAGTAGTCGTGATTTCAGCCTCTAACATCCAGAGGTTAATGAGCTCTGAGCCGCTAACCAGCTCGTTAAATAATTGAGCAGTTTCAGGCATGTCATCGTTCATGAGGAAACCGACTGAACCAGCGTTTAACCCGAGAAACGGGACGTCGTTCGGGTTTTCTGTTTTGTGGATAGCTCGGAGCATAGCGTTGTCACCACCGATAGCTAGAATCAAGTCACACTCTGTAGAGTCATTAACTATGTCACTGATTTTACTAGCATATTGGTGTGCGTTTACTGTGTTATGTCCTGGTACTACGAATACTTTATGCACTTCCTCTCCTTCACAACCATTCCAACTTGTAATGACAATCTTTGTTAAAGCTTGTCATTTGAAAACGTCCCGAACAATTGCATATTCTAGAGAATCCCAATCACGAGTGGCAGCCGACCAAGCGTTAATAGTCCCGTCATTTTCAAAGAGCCACTCCCCGTATTTCTTCTGCAGCTTCAAGTGTTGGGCAGGTATATTCGCAGGGTCGAACCTTACGTCTCGGCGCATACTCCAAACCACTTCACCGTCTTCTACAATAGGGTGATGCCTTACGCAGTGTCCATGGTCAGTCCAGACGTCGTCCGGAAAGAGCCACTCTGCCAATTTCTTAAGGTTTTCTGTTTTTTCGCTCATTTAACTCTCCGGTATCTCTAAATATTTTACTCATTGTGTTACTCCTGACACCTTAATTCTTTCTTGTGTCATACGTCAATACTCCATTCCTTCCGCTTCTGGTATACCAGCGTCAATAGCCATTTCTTGTGTTACTATCCTACGATAGTCTGCTTCATAGACACAGCACGCACCATGAACCAAGTCTACATTATTCCAATCAGGGTCTATTACAGACTTAATTTGTTCTAAAGATAAAACAGTACCTTCTTCGTCGCATGGTTGCCCACAATACCCGCATCTATAAACCTTCATCATACCCACCTAACATGTTATTTGTCAATCCACATAACCTTAATATAATCGAACAGGTCAGGCTCGCCCACGAACAGTACCAGCGATATGATTACTGTATAAAATACGTATATATCTAATCCTAAATTAGTCATTGCTCACATTCCTTTGGTTTCATCACAATCTCTATGAGAGCTCTAGCAAAAGGAACTATATCATACGTACCATCTCCTGTTATGTCGTTCGACACAGTATAATGCTTATCAGATAAGTCTAATATCTCAGTATCACTAATCCTTCTCACGTTTGATGTGTGGGTGTATAGTGGCTCTCTATCCGCCAACCCTCTCATACCTAAGCGACTATCTTTGTTAGTGTCTGCCATAGTGTCGCCTTCGTATGTGAATAGGTAAGCCTCAGGCTCTTGCTGTGGTTGCTCTAAATCAGCAACACGTTCTTCCAGTGTTTCAATGTGAAGTTCGCGGTTACAGTATTGGCAACCATCACCAGCATTAAGCCCACACTTACATTTTGACTGTGGCTGCTCTAGTGCTTCTTTTAGTTTAGTTATTGTTCTTTCGACATGAAAGATGTCTGTAGTTTGTATCCTTGAATTTTCCAGTATTGCTACTGAATCTTCTATTATCTTTCTTAAATCACTCATAGTACACACCCCTCCATGATTAATATTTCACCGTCAGCTTTTTAGGTTTTCCTGTAATTACGAACCCGATGAAAACCAGTGTAGTTGCAACCACGCCATTAATAAAATACTCAATCATTTCTTCGCTCCTTCATATAATCGTCTAATTTTACGAGTTCTACTCTTTCACCGTACTCGTCTTGAAGCTGTTTCCAGATTCCGATAAACGATAGGTGAAGTTGTTCTCTACCTTTTGACAGCGTGTAAAAACTACCTGACTCAGTTTTTACTTCTATCAAATTAGTGGACTTTTCTACTGATTCAATAGGTGAACTTAATCGCCAAGCGTCACCGCCTAAATACCCACCAGAAATCCCGCCTAAGACGACAGTGACAAAATCACCATCGTCTCTTTGGAACTTAACTAGGACCCAGTTGTTAAGGTGGTATGAACTCATTTGAGTTCCATTGCCATAGATTTAAGGTCTTGCGCTCGTTCTAAAGTGTCAGTCTCGTCTTTGTCGTTTCTCAACTCGATGAAACGAGGGTGGCTAAGAGACCAAGTTACGGAACCAGAGCCTTGGGTGATGTCGTTGCACTGGACTGTGAACACCTTGCCCAAGTATTTTTCAGGGTCGTCAGTCATGTCATCCAACACACAAGCGTTAAATCCTGAACAAGAACCTTTGATAGTTCCTTCGTCGTTCTCAAAACGTAGCGAACCAACCTTGCCTTCGCGTTTCGTTCCAATGCGACCGTCGTTGAAACCTGACACTCGCATTTCCAAGTCTATGACCAACTTCAATTTTAGTTGGTCCAGCGAAGTTCCGTCACGGAAAAGACCATCCAAGTTTTTAAGCACTCCACCTTCAAGTCCAGCGTCCATCCACTTAGACACTTGACCGAGCGCTTCTTCAATAGTATCAACTGTTTGGTGTTCAATAACACGAATGTTATTTGAACGATTGTAAATTTGAAGTGTTTCGACCAAATTTGTGAAACGAGTCGAGTATTTGGTAGTGTTCTTGATTTTCTGTCCAGCGTTTGAGTACTCTCTAAGTGTTACTGAATCCCAAACGTCAAACACAATGTCGTCTTGCGGAACATCATCAGATTTTAACATCCCATTACCAATTTCACGGGGGTAGATGTACTCAAATCCAACAGTGAACGAACGCTCAGCTTCTTGAATAACCCGCTCTAGTTTCTCAGTGTCTTCACCTTTCTTCTTGAGCTTGTTCAACTTATCAACAATTGGTTGGATGTTATGAGGAGTAGCAATAACTGTTAATTCCCCCATCATGTAACCATTCGGAAATTCACTCATCGCGGTTTCAAGACCCGGGTAACTGTACTCCTCACCACTCCTGGACCTGAACTCAACAAACCCGTCTTCAATTCGAGCTTCTCGGTAAGTACCGTCAGCCTTCAACTGAATCATATAAGGTGATTTCCAACACTTGACTTTCTTCTTAGTCTTCTCGTTGAAAGCGCCACATCTCATGTAAACCGGCTTGGTAATCAGACCTTTCCAAACTTTGTTAATCTGCGTACGACCAACGTTAACTTTCAAGTCACGGTTAATGATTTTCTTGATGATTTCCGCGTCTTTGTCACAAACAGAAGCAATCATGTTCGCTACGATTTGGCAAGCGGCGTGACCAGTCGCGTCTCGTGACGCTATATTGCATTCAAGCACGTTAAGGGCTAGAACTAAGTTTACGGTGTGATGTGTCTCGTTTGGTAAGAAATTACTGAGTGTTTTGAGTGTCATTCCATAAGTGAATTTCACTTTGTCGTATGTCATTCGCATAACTTTTTGTAGTAGTTCGTTGTCTTTGTGTTTTTCTAGGACTGCTAGTTTGTCGTTGGTCGAGTTTGTCTCGTTCAACTCTTCTAGGATGTCGTGGATTGTCATTTGTGTCATTATTTTACTCCTAACTTCTACTTTAATATTTCATTATGGATGATTATGCCCACATATTATAAAAAGTACACCTTTATTTTATTTTGTCATTCAGTTCAAACGTTATTTCTTTTATCGGGAACTCTTCTGTCACGTAAGAAGTAGCTTTCCGGTGCTGGTATTGTTTGACGAACGGCCCTGAAACGGTCCTGACGCCGGTGTTGTCAACCAGGTCAAAAACTTGGGCTTTCAACTTACCTGGGAACAACCGCATCATCCGGCCAATTGACTGCGTGATAGTCTCGTAGGATTTCATCGGTGATGCTAAGACCATGTTGAATAATCGCTTGATGTTCACACCCGTCGATAAAATAGCGTAGTTAGCGATAATGATAGCGTCGTGGTGCTAGATCAGAATCAGACGGGTTTTCTCACGGGTCTTAGCGTCCTCATCACCGATCAAGAAATACACGCCGTATTGTTCCTGGAACTCGAACGATCTTTTACCGGTTATGTTCTTGTTCTCGACCTTGACGTCAGGGAACAACTTAGACATCGTCTCGTAGAAAAGTGTTTTACCGTGGTCGGTGTGTTGGAAGAGTACCAAAGTGTTGCCTGAATCATTCAACTTGGTAGTCAGGTTGACGACGAACTCGTTCCTTCCTTCGTGTTCCTTGATGAGTTTCAACCTTTGCGGAAAACCTTTAGCTACTCTGATTTCTTTCTTGAATTCTTTAGTGTGTTCAAAAATAATTGAGTTGATGTAGATAGGCGTCGCTAAACCTCTATCAATTAGTTCTCTGGAAGTTACGTAGGTTTTCGGCAGTCCGAACATTCCTATTAGTTGCATTTTTCTAACTGGGGACTCTGGTATAGTTCCGGTGAAACCCCACTTGTACTTACAATTGACCGTTTTCTTGATGATAGCTGAGGTCTCTTCTGACGCGAACCGGTGAGCTTCGTCGCACATCACAAAATCTAACTCGCCCAAGTCTTGGTGGTAATCTGAAAGTGATTGCCAAGTTGAGATAGTCAGGGGTTTGTTGAAATGTCTGATTGACTGTCCGCCGCCAATGACGTGGGTGTTCTCATATAGAGTTTCTAGGTTATATTCCTTAATATCTGACTTGAACTGTGTCAACAAGTTGATGTTCGGGACTAAAATCAGCCCCTTTTTACCTTTCAATCGGAAAAACTCAGCCAGCAGACTGATAGTCATCGACTTCCCACTGGAAGTACACATCTTGTTAACTTGTTTGACGTTAAGAATTGACTCTCTGAAAGCCTTCTCTTGGAAATCATGAGGCGCAAAAGGGAGTTCCGGTCTGATTTTTTCTAAGAACTCGTCTATGTCTTGGTTCGTGTAATCAGAAACTAAAGGTTCCGTTTTCACCCCGAAAATTGACAACAGCTCGATGTGCCCGTTCTGAACTAGTAACATCCCGTTCTGCGCTGAAGCGAAATAGTCGAAAGGTGACTTCTGACCCCTTTGAACTTCTTGGTCGAACCAAGCATCTGGTCGTTCCACTTTCAGGAAGTCGTTGATTTGTATTAATTGTTCGGGCGTGCCCTCGATAGCAGTGTACGACTCGTTCAATCGGTGAATTTTTAGTTCGTTCTGTTCTGACGTCATATAAAAACCTCTGGGTGGTTCTTCTTGAATCCGTTGAAAAACTCTTCGCTGAGTTCTCCACTTGGGTGTGACTTACAATTGCCTAGTATAGGACATCGGTCACAAACGTGCTCGTAACATAGTGAATAATATCCGCCATTCGGTTCACTAGGGGCTGTGTAAGGAGTTAACGACACTATCCCAGATAATTTGATTAGCCGGTATTCCTGTGTTTTTTGTTGTTGTTCCGGTGTCATATAAATCTCTCAGGGAATTTTTGCTTTATTTCTTCGAGACTAATCCCCAATAACTCGCACCCAATAGCCCGGTACAACTTTTTCTGTGTTAGGACTTCGTCAGACACGCAGAAAGACATAGTAACAATAGCTCCGGTATTTTGAAATGTGACGGCACGACTGATACCGTCAACCGTTACTATATTTTGATGTTGAGGGTATTCAATCTTCCAATCTGTAATAGTTATCATATAAAATACTCCGGGTATTTTTCCTTAATTTTTGGTAGTAATATTTTCGGCTCGTCTTCAACCGACGCCATCCCAAAATAGTCGGAGTCGTTACACTCGGATTGCAGGTTACACTTGTCACAGTCACTGAGATTGCAGAACGTGAAATCGCCGTCAGGGAACACGTCAATATCAGGGAAGTTATGTTTCTGATACAGCTCGAAAAATTCAAACACTGTTAGTCCTCTGGACACTAAATAAAGTCCTCAGGAAACAATCTCTTCACTTCATGATATTCGGCAGGTTTTAAAACTACCGGGCACCCTGACTGTATATCTCCTAATACACAATCAATACATTCAACGTCAGAACACGGGTAAAATAGACTCTCGCTGTCGATAAAATTCGTCAGTGAATAATCGAACCACTGGATGTAATTAATTTTCTCTTCAGTAATCATAAAATTAGTGAGCTCAAACGAGCCCACCTTTCTCCTGTTATCCCATAATCTCACGGTCCAGTTGGTCCTGGTACCACTGTCGAGATATTTTTGGAACTGCTTTGAAGATGTCCTTTGGCTCGAAACCAGCCTCAGCGATAATATCTGACTCTTCCTTGATAATGTCATTAGCGACCATTTTCAGAAAAGAACCGAGGTTTCGGATGTCACCAGTTCCGCCGTTAATCACGTCATTGGCTAAGTCGTACATCTGCTCAAGACGAGAACTCGTGCAAACTTTCTGCGCTAAATCGTTGATTTTCTGCAGTCGAACTGTGTCAACTGGTTTCAGAGTTTTCACTCTAGAATTACTGTGCTTCTCGCCCTTGACTTTGAACTGGTACATAGTGTATTTGAAAGCGAACGAGAAAACGATACCTTCACCAACGTTTCCGTCGACCCCTAGTTGTTTACCGACCGGAGAATTTGGTTCAACGATTTCTTCTACCAATTTCTGCATCTCGTTCTGAGCAAATTCTGGTTCGTTGAAATCAATCTCTACCTCGTAAGTCGGGAAAGACAAGATGTTGTAAATTCGAGCGCGCGGGTCGTCAATCGGTTCGCCTTCTACGGTCGTCTCTAACCAGTAAGAACGCACGGGCTCATCTGGTGTGACAGGAGACACTTTGAAGTGACGGAAAATGATAGCCATCTTCTCCATGGTTGAAACAGCTGACAATTTCTGGATGTTCTCACCACACCACTCGTAATAAACTGTGATGATGTTATCGTCCAAGTCAATCTCGTGTTCAATAGCCAAATCTTTGATGATGTCAACCCAAACCGATTGGTGGCACTCAGCAGCACAAGCGCACCCAGCGTTGTCAGCTTCAGAAGTCACGATGGACGTTCTTTTCTGGACCCAGAAACCTAGACGGTTAGAGTAGCACACTGAAGCGTTAGTCCCGTGAATTTTTTCTGTTCCTACAGCTGTGATTTTAGGCATCCTAGCTGCTCGGTCCATTATAGGGTTACCGTCAGCGTCTATTCCCTGGTACATGGCGGAATGTTTGACGTTCTTCACCGTTGTCCTGAATTGTTCGATACTAGGGTATTTAATAAATCGTTTCATCTCATTCTCCTACTTACAATGAGATAATAATACGAATCCCCTTAATTTTTCACGTAGCCGTATAATCTCTTGACATTTTCATCGACGGAATAAGCTCTTTGCCCGATGACTTTCTTGCCAGTGACCCGGTACCCGCACTTGTCAAGGATATACTTGAGTTGCTTCTTGTCATTGACAAATTTTGGCAAGTACTCGTCGAATATTTCGTTTTGACCGTAATTCAACAAAGTGTTCCAGAAGTGCAAGTCATCGGTCTCTTGGTTCTGGACTGATTTAGAGACTAGGACTTTGACGTCTGACGCATCCCAAATTTGCTTGGTGAAGTTGAAGGCTGCTTTGTAATATACACATTTCTTGAAAAACTGGCGGTCCTTTAGAGCTATTTCGAGTATTTGTTGACGGGCAATTTCAGGACATTGAGTGTCGAGACTGCTGTCCAACTCAGCTAGAACTTTCATCGTCTTGCCCGCTGTTGAGTCCATCAACACTTCGGTCTTTTCTAAATTGCTTAATGACAAGAACTGCTTAACGTTCATCTGGAGAACTGACTGTTTATCGTCCCTGATTTCTTTCTGGTACCGGTACAATATGTTCCCAGAGAATTTCTGGTCGACAACCCGGGGCTCGTGAAGAAAGTGGTATTTCAAGAGCCACAGCATACCTTCCTTGTGATTAAACTCTAGGATGTTTTTGAAAGTGTCGATTTTGATGGCTTTCTTGCCGATTTCCGACAGTTTAGTCTCGCCGTAGTCGTCGATGTCGAACAAGTAATTCTGCCCTGCGTTTCTGCCGATGTTCATCATGTACTCGTCTCTAATGTCGTTGTACGTAGTTTTGATGTAGTTGGTTCTTTCTTTGATGTGCATGTGGATTTCTTTAGTTTTCCTCGTGCGCTTAATCATCTGGATAGAACTAATGACGTCGGTACTCTG